GCGGCGAATAGAGCCCTGACGCTCGGCCATTCCAGATTCGTCAAGACGGCGATGCCGCGCTGCGCCTCTGGCAAGCTCTCGTCCGCCGCCTGCATGGACGCAATGACCGGAAGCAGCGGCCACCACCGTGCCGATTCCAGCTTGGCGCGAAAGACGACCTCTTTGCCGTTGATCGTTGCCACGATGCCCTCCTTTTGGATTCCCTAGTACGTCGTGTCAGTCACGGCGCCATTCAACTGAAACTCAACGTCCCCGACCACCAGATCTGCGTACTCCATCGACTTCTCGCGGCTGAGGACGATGGCCTGCACGTAGTGGCGCGGCTTGGCGGCGGCCGTGCCCTCCGTGGCCCATTCCAGTGTCCCGCTCGTTTGCGGTGCCACTCCGCCCCAGGTCGTGGTATCGGCTGATTGGATCTTGATCGTGATGCTCGCCGTGCCGTCCAAGAGGGTGGTCAGGTAGGTGCGGTTTGCATCCGAACCCCCGCTGGCGTCGACCACGCCCGTCTCTTCGCTGGCCGAAAACGAGCGATAGTCAGTATCCAGCACTACGCCGCCGAACGTGCAGTACAGCGCTGTTCCTGTGTGATCCGTCATTTGATGCTCTCCTTAGTTGATGCGGATACGGACGTCGTATCCTGCGTGAAAGATGAGCTTCCCGTCTCGGCCCACCTCGACAAACTGAATCTGGCCCTCGACCTGCGTGTGAAAGTTGGTATAGTCCGATACGGCGAGTTCGGCCTCGTGCAGGCAGCTATCGATCAAGCCCTGCAGTGTGCCTGCCGCCTTGGAGGTAGCTGTTACCGCTTTCACCGGATAGACATAGGACCGCAGATCGTCCGGGCTAATGTTCTCTCGTCCCCCGAATCCCGGCCCAAAGATGATATAGGGCACGGTTGCCGTCTGCGGCGCGATCTGGTTGTAGATGGCTGTGCTGCCTAGTGCGTCGATGATCGCGGTATCCGCCGTGAGTGCGGCACGTAGTCCCGCTTCGATCTCGTTCATTCGTTGCCCCCGAAGAACTTGCCGACGGCTCCTATGTAACCGTACCGTTCAGCCGCAAACTCAATGCTGAACTGATCACCATCCACGACATGAATGCTGTTCTTGAGCGCCCCAGTATCTACGGGCGCCCGCGCCTTTGCCCCGCGCTCCACATCGTGCGCGGTCTTGTCTATCACCGCTTGTGACTTGGCAATGGATAGCGCAGCTGCCCGCATCGCCTTGTTGAACTGCGGGCGTACCGCCTCCACTGCCGGACGCATAAAGGGATGCGCCGGGATGCGGATACCGCGTCCGAAGCCGTTTTCTATGCCGAACTCCTGGTCAATAGATGCCATACTCAACTCCGTCCGCTACGACCTTGGGCCGCAGCTTGCCGGCTGTTTCTGCGATCATCTTTCGCAGCTTGCTGTCATCAATCGTTATCTTGATGGTTGGTCCTGGCATACTTGGCATCACCCCCTTTAGTCCAGCCTCCGCAGGTATGCCCGCTTCGCTGTCCGGTTGCTGTGTGTGTCCTCCAGGTGCTCGATCTCGTAGGTCTCGCTTGAGTGGACCACACGCATCGTCTCATCCAGTGCCTGGTTGTGGGCCACGGTCAGCACCCAGCGGGACGCGGCCTGGATCTGCGCGCCCTCGACCATCTCCACCTGGCTCGTGGCCATCGGAGACAGCCGGCATGACACGTTGGTGTACGTATCGGCCCAGGTCTCAGTCCACCCGCCCTGCTCATCATCGATGCGCGTTACGACTTGTAGGGTGCAGGTGTCCGGCCAGTAGTCAGCCTGGTCGGCCCTCAGCATTGCCAGCTCTAGCGTCGATAGCGTCACCAGCGTTCCCCTTCCAGCACGCGCACCAACAGGGCCTCCAGTTGCGCCGCCTGGTAGGCGCTGGTGTATCCCCGGTCAAGCACGGATGTGCGCGCCATTACCGGCTCTAGCAGTAGCGCATCGGGCACCCTGGCTGCCATCTCGTCTTTGTCTGCCACGACGAACCCGCCCACGCCATCCTCGACGTACTCCTGCGCGCCCGTGCCGGCATAGGCGATGCACGGCGTCCCGCAGGCCATTGCCTCGAGTGGCGTCTGCGGCCCGGCGTCACGGATAGACGGGAACAGGTACGCCGCCGCGTGCTGCAGCACCTTCACCTTGGCCTCGCCCTGGACCGGGCCAGCCTTCGTGCCCAGCCCATAGACGGCTAGTGGCATGTCCACCTGTTGCGCCACCCATCGGGCATCTGGCAACCCTTTGCGTTCGATATTGTAGGCCATCCACAGTAGTCCCTCGCGCGCGCCCGTGTACAGCGGGAACTCACTTGGCACTATGCCATTGGGCACGATTGGCCCGTCTGCATCGTATATGCTACGGCACTGGCGGCTGACGTACACCGGGCAGGGCGCGCGCTTGCTCGCGGTGTCCTCAAAGTAGGCCAGGCCCGGCAGCGCGTTACCCGCCATCTGCGCGAGTGCATGCTGGTGTCCGGCGTCGATGAAGCAGTCATAGCGGCGTGCCTTGCGCATGATGCGTCGCGCAAGCTGCACTTCCCCACTAGGCCCAGTATCCAAGTGGACCTCCACCCGCCCGCCGGGTAGCTGGCTCCCTTGCCCGCCGTGCAGCGTGACCTCGTGCCCCCTCGCCAGCAGCTCGCGGGAAACGTTGAACACCGCCCGCCCCAGGCCATGCCCGCCTGGTGTCGGCGTTGCCAGCACCGTATCACTCAGGACTGCGATTCGCACCGCGCCTCCTTCACGAACTCGAATCGGTCGAGCGTCGCGTCCCCGGCATGGATGTAAGGCGTCTGGTTCGCCATCCCCAATTCTCTGAACAGTGCCGGGTTGAAGTGCTCGCCTTCCTGCCCGATGCCAATGCCCCGGTTGGCGACTGCGACCGCACGGCGCATCCCGGCCCGCCACACCGCATACTCCCAGCCGCCGTCTTGCGTGGTATAGGGCCTCGGCCATCCATCCCGCTCGTAGAGCGCCAGGATCTCCTCTTGTGGACGGGCATAATAGTCCACATCCTTGATCATCTGGTAGTAGGGCAGGAAGTAGGCCCGTGCCTTGGCCCATTTCTCCACCTCCAGGCACTCGGCCCACCAGTGGCCGTAATCAAAGGTGAGCTTGTCCAGATGCTCCGCAAGGTGCCCCCGGCTGCAGCGCCGCTTGAAGCCCAGGCTGAAGCTGTAGACATCGGGCCACGCTTCGGCCTGGTCATAGAGGATCTTGGTCAGGCGTACCCAATGCGGCGACAGCACCACGTCATCCTCCATCAGCACCACGCGCCTGTACCGCTGCATCATCCATTCCAGCGCCTCGAATTGGTGGATCCCCGTCCCGACATTCTGGATGCGCCACGACATCTTGCCCTTGGGAATATCGGCCTTGTACCACATGGTCCGCACGGCATCGATGCCCTCACCGCTGCCCGCCTTGCGCCCGCTAAAGGCATTGATCGGGCCATCTTGGAACAGGTGGAACGTCACACCCTCGAGATCGGTCTGCTGCTCCAGGCTCGCTAGTAGCCGCCGCATGTACTGTGGCCGGTCGAAGGCGATGAGGGTGATGCCGATCATAGCTCCCCCCATCCCTCCGGGTTCGCCACCACTGGTGCGTTGTGATCGAGCAGGTGGTCCGTGGCCCCCTTGAGCGGCGACTGTGGGTGCCATTGGTGCAGCGCGCCAGAAACGTCAAACGGCACGGTCGTAACGTGCATGTGATCGTGTAGCGCCCGCTGCAACATATCGGTGTCCATCCCGCCCAGGCCGCCGGCGAATCGCTCATCGTAGCCGCGGACCTTGAACCACCACCCGCGCTCCGCCGCCTGCAGCGCACCGGGGCCAGTGCTCGGCCCCCACGGGCGTGCCGTATCGCACAGCCGCGCCCAGTTCTCGGTGGTAAACGGATCCAACTCGAAATCGTCGGCACACAACCGCTTGGGCACCGTCCGCACGAAGATCTGCCAGTCTATCACCATCAATAGCGTCTCTACCATGTGTGGCCCAAACATGAAGTCGATGTCCGTCACCGCCACGACCTTGCTGAATGGATTGGCGGCCTGGATGCCGACGTTGAGCGCCCACGGTTTGTGGAGGCTGCTGCGCCGGCGGCGCACGTAGCGCGCCCCGCGGATCGCCTGGCACATTGCCGCCACGCCGCGCGCGATCTGCTCGTCATCGCTGGTGTCCACTACCACGACCTCGGCAGCGGGTACGCGCTGGTACACCAGGAGCGATTTCAGCAGGTTCGCCACCCGCAGGCCGCCCCGATTCCAGGTCATCGTCACGAAGCTAACTTGCATCTGCCCCCTCCTTTTGAAAGCAGATCATCCAGCGCACAAGCCCGAGCAACCTCCACGCCGGGTCCGTGCCGATCCGCCCATCGATCGCCGGGGCCATCTCGGGCGAGTTCGTCCCATAGTCGTGAAAGGCCAGGACGCTCCCCGGTGCCATGTGCGGCAGCCACACGTCCATCTCTGCGTTCCAGTGCTCGGCCCGGTGGTCGGTGTCCACGTGTAGGAAGCCCACCTTGTCTATCCCGCCCGGGACGATGCGGCTGTCGCCGTCCACGATGCGCAGTCTCACGCGAGCCCCGGCCCGGATCAGGTTGGCCCGGACCAGTTCGGCGCTGCTCTGGCCATGCTGTGGGGTGCCGTACTCGAACCTGTCGATCAGTATGAGCGGCACCTGCTTGCGGTAGGCCACGTCCGCCAGGACCACGGCGCTCGAACCCTGGAATACGCCCATCTCCACGATCGGCAGCGCCGGGGCCGCCATCGCACATTCCCACAGGTGGGCCAGCTCGCGCCGCGTACACAAGGCCGGGATGTCCTCGGCCCGGTTGAGCAGATCGTCCAGCTCGAACTTGCCCAGGTGCCACGCCACGGCCCGGTCGCGCTCGGCGTAATGCGAAGGGCGGGCGCTGATGGCATGCGGGGCCGGCAGCTCCACTAGCCGCTTCCGCAGGCCCGGCTCTACCCAGTTCGTCATTCGCCCTCGCGCCATCTCCAGGCTCAGGTACAAATCGTCGTGCAATGGCGGGTACTGGGCGGCGTATCGCAGGGTCGTCCGCTCCAGCTTGGAGCGGTGGAACATATAGCAGCGCTTGACGGTGTGAACCCACCCCTCCACGTCGGGCATCGTGCTATAGTAGCGTGGCGGGCCGGCCAGGCGTTTGCCGAACGCCCCCACCAGGCCATCGTGTCGTAGTTCCGCGATTCGCCGCAGGTCCGCCACGAACTCGCTGTCCCTCGGCATGAGGTCATCCCCCAGGTGCATGATCCACGAGGTCCGCGCATAGGGGCTGAACAGGACGCGCACGAACGGCCCTGTGTCCCACGGGATGCGAATCAGGCGCCCCGGTACGTCCCACGGATAGCCCTCGATGCTGTGATCGATGAGCAGGATCTCCGGCTGGTGGGTCTGCTCCTGCAAGCGGCGAATGATGCGCCGCACGTTCTTGGGACGCTTCCAGTTGAGCAAGACAGCGGTTACATCAGGCACCGGCCACCTCTTCCAGTAGCGGCACCCAGAGGTCGCGTACCAACACGTCCCAGTCGAACGGCTCCGCTCCCGCGCGCGCGCGCACGCGTAAGATCTCGCGCTGCTCATCGTCCATCTCGGCGAACAGGTCGATGGTATCGGCCAGTTCGTCAATGGGAGCCACGCCGCGCCATGCATCGTGCTCGCACCACCATTCCTGCACCGGCTCCAGGCAGCGGCCGGCGAAGGTGATTTCTGGCATGCTGGTCGTGCGCAACGTCACCACCGGCACGCCGCATGCCTGCGCTTCCAGAATGGGGACGCCAAAGCCCTCGCCCATCGACGGCGATAGCAGCACGTCGAAGCAGCTATAGAGCCGCGCCAGGTCCGGGTCGTGGTAGCCATAGTTCCACATCCGGTGCTGGCACGGGAACAGAACCGTCGCCTCCTCGCGCCGCCATTCCTCCGGGTCGTCCAGCGTGCTCCAGTCCAGGCCCAGGCTATCCAGTAGCGGCATGAACTCTAGCCCCGCTGTGCGCCCGTGCTTGGGCGTGATCGTCGTGTGGAGGTACAGCACACCTTCGCCGCCGCCGTCGATCCACTTGGCCCAGGCTGACAGCACCTCGGGAAAGCTCTTACGCGACGGTGCGCTCGAGTTCGCCGCCACCATCCCGGCGATGAAGCCGTCTTCCGGCAGGCCCATCGCTCGCCGCGCCTGCTGCTTATCGCGGACGCGATGCACGTCCAGATCCACGCCGAAGGGCATCCAGCGGGCGTTGGGCCATCCCGACTGCTTGAGTAGATCGCGCCCTGCCTTGCTGTAGGACAGCGGTGCATAGCAGTTGTCGATCGCGTTCAGCACCTTGGCCGGCATCGTGTCACAGTCCACCGGCATCCAGGGCAGCCAGGTCATGTTGCGGAAGCCCCAGCGCTGCAAGACCCACACGTCCTGCAGGCTGAACAGGCAGTCAGCGTCAAAGCCCTGGTAGTTCATCTCAATGATGTCGTTGAAATGCCCATTCTTGGCAGAGCCGAACACCATCACCGGGCAGGTGCGCGTCTGCGTACCCACGTCGAGGACCGTGTTTGGCCCCCGGTAGCCGAAAAAGTTGCACAGCGCCAGCGCATGGCCCAGGTCGTGCAGCCGGGGGAACAGGTAGCGCAGCGGCTTTCCGTAGCCCGTACTGATCCAGGGTGCCGCACCGGTCCAGAGTATACGCATGTTAAGGTTCCCTCCTTTTTGGGTTCCCTAGTCCGTCACGTTGTCCTTGTCGTCGCTGTACGCATCCACGCGAGTCACCGCCCGGCTGCCCGCGCCGCCTCCCCGCCCGTAGCTGCGCCGCCATTCCTTGGCTTGGGCCAGGAATCCGTTGGCGATGTCCGAGCGGTTCAGCGTCCTGTCTCTTATACACATCTCCGAGCCCACGAGACCGTACTAGATCTCGTATGCCGTCTTCTGCTTGAAAAAAAAAA